CTTAAAGGTGGTAAACTGTTAGACAGAATGCGCCTAGGTGCAACAAGAAAAGAAATAGAGAGGTTTTTATAATGGGAAAGGCAGCTAGTTATTTAGACCCAACTGCTGGAGATAACATCTGGTCTGATGCTGATGATTTTGCGGCAAGTTCTAGTATTGGATACGACCTGGCGACGGGAAATCGTGAGGGCGGAATATTAAACACAATCGGAGACTGGACTGATTATAACCTGATGGGAGGAAAGGAAGAAGAAGCCATAAATAAAGCGGCTGATGAGGCCGAAGCTAAGCAGCAGGACATTATTCAGCTTTACGCTGATCAGTATCAGTCATTCATTGAAATGACCGCACCTTACCGCACCGCTGGAGAATCATTTATTCCTGAATTCCAAGACCTACTAACAAGCGGCGGCAAGGAGGGCTATATGCAACGCGCCCTTAATGGTCAAGAGTTTCAGAATATTGCAGGTGCGGCAACAGATCAGTTGGTTTCTAATTCGGCAGCTCTTGGTAATCGCTTATCTTCTGGCATTCAGCGCGACATACTTAGCAATACTGGACAGCTTGCGACTAACTACGCCAACCAGTCTTATCAGAATCGTATTAATGAGCTAGGTCAGGGAATCAATCTTGGCTTGGGTGCGATGGGTACGCAGCTACAAGGACTTCAGAGCACTACTGCCGGGCAAGCTGGGGCGTTGGGTAATATTGCAAATATAAACCTACAGGCGGCCAACGCAGCGGCTATGCAGCCTAATATGCTTGGTGGCTTGGCTGGCGCAGGTTTGGCAGCTCTAATACCCGGTGCTGGCGCTGCTGGAATTGGTCTTGGCTATAATATCGGGAGTAGCGTGTAATGGCTGGTAATATGTTTAGTGGATTTATTCAAGCTGGTCAGAATCGCTCTAATGCGATAGGTCAGGGCATTGGTGCGCTAGCTCAAGGCTATCAAAACAAACAAACCGCCGAAGCTAATACGCAGAAGCAGCAACAGGCTATGCAGCTAATGAGTCAGGCATATAGCCTAGCCGATTCAGACCCGCAGGCGTCACAGGATGCGTTTTTGAAAGCAGTTCAGATTGCGCCTGAGTTTGTATCTCAGGCTACTGGAGCGATTAAGCAAATGCGCGCCTCACAAGGTCAGGAATCCAGCCTAAGCCAGCAAGAGTTTGAGCAGCTAACCACTGGAATGACGCCTGAAGAAAAAGAGCAGGCGCGCCGTATTAAACTTGGACTATCGCCAAGGGCAGTAGGTTCTAGTGCAATGACAATATCAGACACCGGAAAAGCTGGGGATGTTGCTGAATCTGAATCAATTATCGCCGGTGCTAAAGCTCAGGCTGCTGAGGAAGGCAAGTCACGCGGCATTTCAACAACTTCCAGTATTGTAGGTAAGGCCAAGGCTGATATTGCACAAGCTGTTAAGGCTGCCGAAGTGCAAGGCAAGAGCAAGGGCGAAAGCGTGACGCAGCTAGATTCAGCAAAGGCGGCGCTACCAAGTTTGATTGGAGTTGTTGAATCTCTGAAAACACTTGCGCCCGTGGCTACAAATACTTATTCAGGGAAGGCTTTTGACTTCTTAGCTAAAGAGGCTGGATTTGGAGCAACCAAAGGTGCAGAGGCTAGAGCTAAGTTTATCGCAATTATCGATAACCAAGTTTTACCGCTACTAAAGCAAACTTTTGGCGCTGCATTTACAGCAACGGAAGGTGAAGCCCTAAAGAAAACGATGGGTGATCCAGACGCCAGCGCAGAGGCTAAAATAGCTCAGCTAAACTCATTTATTGAAAACAAAGTCAGAGAGATTGAAGTTAAAGAGCGCGAACTTAGTGCTGAAAGTCAGCCACAAGAGCAGAAGTCAGAAAATATTATTTCATGGGATAGCATGTAATGAGAGTACAGCTACCGAACGGAACGATTATCGAAGGTGTTCCAGAGGGCACCACTAAAGATCAGATAATGCAGAAGGCTATATCTGCTGGGTTAGCTACTGCTGAAGATTTTGGTGTGCAAGCCTCTACCGAGACGCCTGCAAAGGGCAGTCTAACTCCCGAACAGTTTGCTGATATGTATGGCGACCAGCCTGACATTGAAGGGCTTATTGCTCCATCTCAACCTAAGCCAGAGGCTGGTATTGGTGAAAAGGCACTAGGTGTTGGCGAGGCTGCGCTAACTACTGCCACGGGCGCTACGGGCGGTATGATAGGTATGCTTGGCGGAACTCTGATGGGTTTAGCTGAAGAAATCCGTTCCGGTAATTTCGGAACACAAGACGCTGCTAACCGCATTGAGAAACTAGCCGCTGAATATTCGCAGGCGCTGACTTATGCCCCGCGTACCGAAACCGGCCAAGAGTATGTGCAGGCTATTGGTGAAGCTGGCGAAGCATTAGCACCACTGGCTGGAGTTGGTGGGCAGTTAACCGCCGTAGGGCAGATGGCAAAAGCAACACCACAAGCCGTAAAGGCTGCGGAGGTAGCGAGTAAGGCCACGGCACCTTTAAGGCCAAAAGGAAAGCCGGTTGAAGTTATTCAGGCTGAACAGTCAGGGATACCAATTACTGAAGGTGAGGCTTTAAAATCAACACAATCAGGCTTTGATAAGCTAAAGCAAGAGCAATTCTTGTTAGAGCAGTCTGGAGAAGCTGGCGACACAATGCGAGCGTTCAAGCTAAATCAGAGTCGTGAGATTAAGAAATATCTAGAAGGTATTTCACCAGATCAAGCTGGCGAAGTTGGTGCGGCAGTGAAAGACGCTATCCAATTACGCGAGAACTCGGCACGCTTTAAACGCTCGCAGGCTTACGACACTCTGGCTGAAGTAACTAAAGATATTGATGTTGAATTGTCTAAGCGCCCGATCTTGGACGCCTTCCCTGAACCTGGTGAATTCAGAGACTTTGCCGCCACGAAAACAGGTGAGTACAACGCCTTGAAGGGGTTGATGGAAGAGTTTGGAATTATAAAGGGTGACGGCAAGATACCAGTCGAAAACTTATCTATCTCAAATCAAGAGCGATTCCGAAAGCGGTTGGCTTCTATTGAAGCTGGCGACCCTACCGGAGCAACGTCTAGGATTGTAGGCCCGATTAGAAAGGCTTTGGATTCTGAGTTTGAGCTTGCATCTAGCGCATTAGAAAAAACAGGCGCGCCGGATGTTGCTTTAGCTGCTAAGAATGCCCGCTTGTCTCATGTCGCACTAAAGACCGAGTTTGACGATAAGGCGCTGGTTTCTCAGCTGATAGCCGACAAATCATTTAAGAGCAGGGTGCCAAGCATTGAAGAAAGTCAGGTTTATTCTAAATTGGTTGCCAAGTCCACACCTATTGAGCAGTTTGATAAAGTTATCAAGTCGCTAGATAGAGCTGGAAGCCGTGGGCGATTCGCTAAGAATTCAATGAAGGCCGAGTTTATCCTAGATTTAATGGATTCAGGTTACGGAGCTTCTAGCCGAAAGATTCAGGGAGAACGCACATTTGGGGCTAATGCTTTTGTTAAGCGCTACGACCAGTTAGAGCCAAAGCTTAAAAAAGTATTTACGCCTGAAGAGTTTGCGAAGCTAAAGCTAATGCGCAAACAAGCCGAAGACTTAATACCACCAGCAGGCGCAATCCCTAAAGGTTCAGCTGGTTTCTTTATTGACAGCATGGCTAAGCTTGGCGTCTTTTCGCTGCTGAATAAAATCCCTACCGTTGGGCCGATTATCGGCAACCAAGTACAAGAGATGGGGCGCAGTGCTAAAGCGGCGTCAATGGCTAATCGGGCGGTGCAGGGTTATAAGCCTAACGCTGACCTGCTTATGCTAATCGAAAAACAATACCCTAGGCTTGGTGCTGGAATTGGCCTTGGCGTTGCGGTTGAAACTATGAGTGAAGAGGAACAGTAATGGTTGATCTAACAAAGAAAAAAACGCTAGCTGAGTACGAGACTGGAGCATTGGCTGATGGCGATACTGTTGTCACATACCGCCCAGCTAACGCAGTTGGCGAAAAGGTATTCCGTGGCGACATTGTAGCTGGCACTGCCGCGTCCATTGCTGACGGAACCAGTACCGCGCTTAAAATGTACTCTGATAAAGCCCTAAAGGACGCAGTCAATACCGGCGCTATTCCTGTCGGGACAGCCGCAGAAATCGAAACTGGAACAGATACAATCGCGAAGCTTTACGCGCCAGATCAGCTTAATTCAGCTATTGATAGTCTGATTGAAACTGCCGTTCCGAACGGTACAGAGGCGCAGGTAATTGCCGGTACTGATACGGTTGAGCGCAAATATACGCCATCAGACTTGAACGACGCTATTAACTCGTTGGTGGAAACCGCTGTTCCTGACGGCACTAAAGCCCAGATAATCGCAGGCACTGACACTACAGAGCGTAAGTTTACCCCCGCCGATATTAACGGAGCTGTAAAAGATATTGCTATAGCTCAGTACGCTGGACGCACTGCCATGAAGGCAGCCACCGGCCTAACCGCTGGCGATGTCGCCTATCTCAGCGAAGGCGGTCGTAGCGGGCAGTTTATCTGGACGCTTGGCGACTTCTCGGCTGAGGTAGCTGCTGATACTCTGCAAGGCGTTTATGTTGCGAGTGATGCTGTGGCGGCGACTGTTGGGTGTTGGGTGCGGGAAGATTCTCAACCTACAACAGCAGATACTTTCGGCGGTACGTACTCCCCATTACTGTCAAGTATGCGCAGCGGCGACCCTTTCGAAATGGCGCGCGCTGTATCAAAAAGCCAATACGCAGATATTTTGGAGGGTGTTTCAACCGACGATTATGCTGCGCTAATCAATACAGTTCTTGAAGACGCAAAAGTCACAATATTAAGCCCCGGAAAATGGACATGTAGCTCAGGTTCAATAATTTTACCAAGCCGACGTGGGCTTTGTGGTCGCAATCCTTATAGGACTTTTTCCGCCTATTCTCTCGGCACCAATACTGTTTTGGATATAACGCACGCAGGCGATGGAGTAGTAAACGCTGTCGGAGCTTCGCTTTACGCAATAGAAGGGTTGACGATTTTTAGTGAAACAGCGCAACGTGGTATAAATTTCGATAACGGGCAATGCAGCATAAAAAACTTAGGAGTTAACGGCTCGGAATATCAAGGAATTTTACTGGGGGAGAATACAATAGCATCTAGGATAGAGGATATTGTATCTGTGAACACTATGAGAGATCGTGCATCATTTGTATCTGAGGTCGGATCGGTTGAAATTGACGGAACAGATCACTTATTATCAAGAGTGCAATGCAATGGTCAAACTGGTTTTTCAACAGTTGCGGCGGCAAAAAAATCAATAGCACTGTATGCAAAAGGCGTGAATCATTTTCTCACGGATGTAATTGGGGAATTCGGCGAAATTGGCATAAAACTAGCTTGCAATAAGTCAAGGGTAGTAAATGCTAGAGCTGATCGTTGTATGGGTGACGGAGTAGTAACCACTGGTCAAAACAACTCAGTTACAAATGCACATGCAGTTGAGTGTGGAACGGCGGCGGCTAACACATATTACGGCTTCCGCACTGCGGGATTAGGAAATACATTTACCGCTCCACAGGTTTACGCGCAAAATGCGAGCAACTTGCTTGTGTATGGGTTTTATGATTCAACCGCCAGCAATTCACAAATAAACACCTACGTCTCTCCGATAGTTAGTGCTAATTCAGCAGTTGTTGATTTCTACAATGAAGCTTTTTTGGGTTGCGCTTATAACTTTCCATCCAAAACATTGAGATATAATACAGGAACCACAATAAGCGTTTCCGGTATAACCGGAATTTACTTATATCATTCGACTGCAACTACAATTACCGAGTTTACTGGCGGCGTAAACAATCAAGAGGTCAGGGTACACGCGAGTAACGCAAATATAACGATTGAAGATAATTCAGGAATTTCTCTGATTGGGGGGGTATCTCGTGCGCTCGTAGCTAATGAGATTATAACGCTAATTAACTATAATGACGTATGGTACGAGGCAAACTAAATATTATAGTTAACCATTACCCACCCCACAAACGCCTCCCACGCCGCCTCGTGGCCTAGTGCCACGCAGGCGTAAACGCCGCACTGTTGTGCGGCTTAGGACTATCATGTACAAATGCAAACACTTTGACATCGAAGAGCTAGTACCGCCTGAGCTGTTCGTAGCGTTGCATGAAGACGACTTGTGGCGGCTATTTGATCCTGATTTATTAAAAGCCGCAGACTGGCTTTGGGAGCGCTACGGCACCGCTACTGTCAATGACTGGAAATGGGGCGGTAACTTTACTCAGTCTGGTATTAGAACTACTGATTCTGAGTATTATTCTCCGACGTCTCAGCACTCTATCGGCTGCGCTCTTGACATGAAATTCAAGCACAAAACAGCGCAGGAAATACGCGACGATCTAGCAGAATATCAGGCCCAAGGTAATGATATTCCGTACTTCACTCGGGTAGAAAATAAAGTTAGTTGGCTCCATATCGACACGAAACCAACCAACCAATCTAGCTTGTATTTCTTTAATCCGTAGCATGCTTTCTTAGCGCTTTTCGGATTTCTCTAGCTGTTACCTTGCTCACCGATGTCAGGTGCCATTGGTCGCAGCTAGAGCACAGGTAAGGCCGCAGCTTCTTACTTCCTAGCGTGCCCTTGCTGGCCTTTCCTACTTTGATGTGAGTAATTGCGCTTGCCTTGTCAGGAAACGCCATTTTGTTCGGATGAATCTCACAACTCATAGCCACCCCCGAACTTTGCGCCAGAACTTGCTAGTGTCGGAAGCGTAGTACACAAAGCCTCCAGCCCGTACGGCCTTGTACATTGAATCCGCTTTCCAGTATGGCACCGGCGACATGCAAAGCACGTAATAGAAAATTACATCATTCAGAACGCGCCGTGAGCGGTTTTCATAGCCTAGATCATGGAATAAGCTAGCTACGCGAAACTCTTTGTCTGTTGGCTTTCCTATGAGCCACTGGGTACTCTTTGGAATGCTTGCGCCGTCCCACTTGTAGCCATTCTTTAATTCATAATCGACGTTATGAATTGTTGTTTTCTTGCCGTCGTTTTCTTCCACGACAAAAGTTATTTTCTTGTTCGGCCCTTCGTAGATTAACCCTTTGTCGTGCTTAGAAATCCAGTGCTCAACTTGGCTCATGGGCGATGTCATATACACCTTGTAATGCTTGCCGTCGTGTCCGTAAATAATCATGCTTTATCACTCCTGATGGACGTTCCCGATAACTTCTAATGCGCGGTCTACATATCTCGCGTACATGAAATTCCCCCACTCGAAAATATTCTCATGCTTAGAATTCACTCTTCGTAACCGAAGTGATGGGTGCATTTCTACGATAGCGATTCTAATTGGCATCTCTTCGAAATTCTTAACATGACCCCACTTTACAATATCCCCCTCAAAAATCTCAACTCCGTTAAGGTCTTTCAGGCCGGTGTATTGACCTACCGTCTCAGGCTTAACGTACTGTTTTCTTGTTACGTTAAACCAGCCGCCATTGCCAAATGCTGATTCGACGATCCAAGTCTTTGTATGACAACGCTCCATGTGTTTAATGAATCGGTCAGTAACAACTAACGAGCCTGTTATCATTTCACCCTTAGTTGTCATGCCGCGAAACTTAGTTTCTCTCATGCTTCACCGCCTTTGGTCATATCGACTTTTTCACCGATAAAGTGGAAGTCTTCCGCAACGTAGTTGAAATCGTCGCCGGTCAGATAATACTCATCTTGAGCCGGATAATACCGCGCAACGTGCCAGCCGGTGTCATTACGAACATAAACGTAATAGGGCATCATTGTAGTCATTAGCATACTCCGTATTGAATACAGTCTTGAAAAGCCATTTCGCTAGATACTGCAAAGAGCGAAAGCGCGATCAGAGTTAAAATCACGTTGGTTGCAAGTTTTTTAGTCATTGTCTTTCTCCGGTGCTTTGAAGTCTGCGTCGTAGAGTTCTTCTAGCAATTCTTCGGTTGTCCATTGGCGCGCCTTAACAACCTCGAGCGCAGCCTCAATGAACTTCTCGCGGTCTGATTTAATTGGGCGTAAGCATTCAACAAGTAATGCGTCACATTCACCATTTTTACCGTCTATTTCAATCATTGCTATGTGGGATGATTTTGAGTTTAGGGCGACAGAAAGTACTGTGGCTGTTTCGCCATCCTGTCTGCGATCAGATGAAAACGTACCCATAAAGACCTCAACTCGCGCCCCCAACTGCGGCCATTCTTCGGCAGGAGAATCATACTTCTCGCAAGGAAAAGCAGCTCGGAATTCTTGCATTGTTAGTTGTTTAGATCGGCTAGTCCATTTGGCATCCTCAACCCCTGTGTATGTCTTTAAATTATATCCCCAGCATCCGTAATCATCGTGGGCATGCTCCCGTCTGCCACCAACATACATACCTTCAACAACATCATAAGCTACCGCCCCATTAGCAATTAACCGCTCGACAATCTCAACAGCTTCATCGTGCGTAGGGTTTGCAACGTAGCATTCGAATAGTTTAGTCATCAGTTCAACTCCTTAAAAATACGCACAACCGCGTCATATAATGGGCTTTCTTCGTTTTCGCCTACTGATTTTAGATACTTGATCAATACTTCATCCATTGCGTCTAAGTCTTCCTTAGTCGCGTTGTCGTGAAACATTGCAAGTATCGCTTCAGGATCGTGCTGAATCATGCAGAAAACTTCATGCTCGGCTTCTTCATCAGCAGCCTCTAGCGCGTCAATAGCGTCTAGTCGTTGTTTTTCGATTACTTCATCATAGCTCATGGTGTTGCCCTCTTGGTTTTTACTAACTATACCGTCCAGGAATTAAATTTGTAGGACACTTCACGCCAACATGCTATATTTTCCCCGTTGATCCCCTTCGACACTTTGCCCCTTAACTGGGGCTTTTTTATGCCTGAAAGTTGGCCCGTTCCGTCCTACCATCCGTTTAATCAGTTCGCTAATATGTACTCATCAACTAACAACGGTGGGGAATAAACATGAGAAAATCAGCATTAGTTAAAGTAGTTTCAACCGGAACGCTAAAGGTTCCATCTGACTTTCCTTACAGGGATTTTGTAAGACTAAGCATGGTAGGCGATACGGAAGACCTAGAGAACTTACGCTTCGAGCTTGCAGCAATTAAAGATCAAGTTAATCGTGACATATCGCGCTTCGGTATGAACTTAGTAGATTTTCGTATTGTGATCAAACTGGAATTTGGAGAATAAACATGAAAACACTAACAGACGCACAAGTATTCCAGCACATGGCTGATAACGTACGGGCTGGCAAGAGTCCTGTGGATTGGTTGCAGGCAAAGTCAGGAACAGTAGAGTGGATAGACGCGCCAGAAAGTATCTACGTTGGTGAATTGATATCAGGATATTTTGAATTCCGCCTCACCCCTCGAACTCACACTATCAACGGCTACGACGTGCCAGCGCCTGAGACGGAAGCGCCTGATGTTGGGGTTAATTTCTGGACGCTCAATCCTTGGGTTGATTGCGGGATAACTAAAGAAGTGTGGAAAAATACTAATACAGATCAATGCGCCCTACGCAACGGCCTATGGCTATCAGAAGAGGACGCTACGGCTAACGCCAAGGCATTGCGCGGGGAAAATCCGCATGACTAATCAAAAACGAGCATACAGACCGATTCGAGCAAACGAGCTTAAAGCATTGGAGGAATGCCGAGGGCTTGGCATTGATGCAATGAAAGCGCGCCTTCCGCACTTAGATGAAAAGAAAATTCGCAGCTATGCAAAGCGATACGGCGTTACAGTTGTGAATTTTAGCAAGCCTTACAGCTCTAAATATTCTGATGATGAAATAGCAGCTATCTGCGAGCTAAAAAGCACTGGATTGACGTGGGCAGAGATCGCTACAGCATACGAATCAACAGCGCCAGGTCTAAAGAGTTTAGTTAATCGTAGATTGAGAAAGGGAGCCTTATGTCTCACGTCACAATCATTGAGCACTGCGAAAGCGTAGGTAAAGATAAACACGGCTTAACAAACTGCCGCTTATGTCCTGCCGACGTTCGCATTGAATGCAATAAACCAGCTCCGCTAACTTACGAAGCTATAATGGACAAAGAAGCAAGGATGCTTGAAATCTTAAATAAAGAAAGGGGAACATAATGGACACAAATCAAATGATCAACGACGCTTTGAGTGACATGAATTCGAATTGTCTAAATTGCGGTGTATCGGTTGTGCATGGTTCATTCGGAACTGTAAAGCTGATAGCGTTCCGCGACGGCTCAAAGCACTGGACGATGAACGACCGTTCTACATCAAAGGATCGCATAGACAAGTTGATGAGTGGGGTGTCTTCATGGCCACAATAGCATTGATAACATTCAATATTTTAGTTGATATTTATTGCATCTACTCATTTATAAAAATGATGCGCGAAGAGGATGTAAAATGATTACAGGCAGCCTTCGCTAGACCATATTGTGCCAAGATCAAAAGGTGGCAAAAACACGCTTGAAAACATGCAGTTTTTAACTTGGTTTGAGAACAGGTGTAAAAATGACCTTAGTCAAATCGAGTGGGACTCCATTAAGAAAAACATAGAGAGTTATTTTATATGAGCGAACATCAAGGAGACTTGGGTTTGCCAGCACCAGAATTGACACTATGGCATGGTGACTGCCTAGAGTTGATGAAAAATATCCCTGATAACTCAGTGGATATGGTGCTGGCAGACCCTCCGTGACCATACGGAACGACTGCCTGTAAGTGGGATTCAATCATTCCACTTGAGCCAATGTGGGAGCAGTTAAAGCGAATAATTAAGCCTAATGGGGCTATTGTGATGACTGCATCACAGCCGTTTACAAGTTTGCTGATTAGCTCAAATATGAAGATGTTTAAGTACGATTGGGTTTGGCAGAAACCTAAAGGCACTGGACACTTAAACGCTAAAAAGCAGCCAATGCGAGACAAAGAGGACATTGTAGTGTTTTACGCAAAGCAGTGTACATACAACCCGCAGATGGTAAAGGGGGATCCATATAAAGATAAGGCAGGTAAAGACCATGCAAACAGCAGTAGCATGACCGACAGTTACGGCGCGTACACGAATAAGAGAGAAGACAACAGTGGTTTTCGATACCCTAAACAGGTGCAAAGCTTTCCAGTAGTAGAGAGGGGGACGGTACACCCTACCCAAAAACCAGTAGCACTTATGGAGTACCTAATAAAGACCTACACCAACGAGGGTGAAACAGTTGTAGATTTTACTATGGGCAGCGGAACGACTGGCGTGGCTTGCGTCAATACCAGCCGTAAGTTTATTGGCATCGAACTAGACAATGATTACTTTAATATTGCACTGGAAAGAATAGAAGCCGCAGAAAAGGAATTTTTGAATCAACCCAAACCAGTGCTATAGTAAAACTCCCTCCACGGCCCCCTAGCCGTCCGCCCCAGTAGTTATGCTGCTGGGGCACTCCTTAAACTTGGAGTTAAAAATAAGGGAAAACCAATACCAATACCAATACTACAAAGAAGGTAATACTATGAAACTCACAATTAAGATCGTAGATCAATACTCTGTTTATATCCATCCAGTAGAAGGCCAGATAAGCATTCATCACGCTGACGGAAAGCCTGATGGTTTGTTTAAATTGTGCTGCGAAGAATCTGGATATGATTGGCTTGAAAAGGGTTTGTGCGCGTTTGTTGTATCAGACAATCCAGAAACAAAACTAATACCAGTCTATGACCGCATGGGCTTATATGTGATTGACGACAGCGGCAATACAGTATTCGCACTAAAGCCAGTCAAGAAAGAGGGTTGATATATGTTTGAGGATGAAATCAATAATCAATCATGCAATAGAATGATTGGCGGAATTCCTGTTTTTACTGCCTCTGGGTTATGTAAAGCTTTGGGATTCAATATGTCTTCAGCCTTCATGGCGGAAAAACTTAGAGTAAAGCCAGACTTTGAAACCAGTAATGGTAAGTTTTACACCATGAATACAGCTCACTTAATTGTTGAGCGACTAAAAAAATATCTTGAAGAGATAACAGAAAGCGACCCTGTTTTTTAAATAAGTGTTATAATACCTATGCGGCTTGTGGGTGGATTGATCCCCTCCCTTGCCACGGTCTCGGCCTTGCCGCATATCCTTTCTGAACAGAGACCAATAATTAGAGACCACATTATGGCGATTGAACGCGTCAGTGCTACCTTGGCACGCACTCAAGAATTACCTTATACAACATTCCTAAATGGCACTATAGAGCTGATAAAGAATCCTGATTCTTTAGCGGTATACGTTTACCTGCAAACAAAGAATGAGCGCTGGATAGTACGCCGTGAAGACGTTATGAAACGTTTTGAAATAGGCAAGCACAGATACACCGAAGCCATGAAGCACCTTAGAGAGCTTGGGCTAGTTGAGAGGAAAGTAACAAGAGGTGACAAGGGACAGGTTATAGATAACCAGCTAATAATCCACTACGCACCGAATGCCCTATCATCCGGACTTCGGACTATCGGGAATCCTGCTGATCAGGAATCCAGTTCATTAGGACACTTAGAAACTGATCAATCTTTTAGAAATGAATCAATAGATAACAATACACCGCCTACCGGCTCTGCGTCTGGCGCCGCTTGTATTCAGGAATTGGAATTAAACGAACCACAGAACACTGATCAACCGTGGTTAAAAGAAAGTGGTTCTTCCGCTGCTGATAAACCTATCAGAAAAACTAAAGCTCAAACGCTGCTAGACCTAATTCGTTCCAAGCCTGAATTGTTGGTTTGCTTTAACTGCGTAGACGATGAATTACTTCTTGAATGGTGTCAGGTGCGAGAGAAGAACAAAGGATCACGCTCTGATCGCGCTCTAAGCAAGATTGACCGCGCACTTGATGAATTACGCACGAAGCATGGAATCGCGCCATACAAGGCCGTAGAGGTGGCTTGCGATAAGGTTTGGCGCAGTATCGAGGTTGAATGGGTTGTTAACGTCTTAAAACCAAAATGTTGGCCCAATGCGTCCTACCAAACCAACCAGAACCAGACTAAAGTTGACGTAGATGCCGCGATGGCGCCAAGAGCGGTTAGACGACAAGAGTCTACGCCAGAGCAGTTAAAGCGAAATCAAGAGCAGGCTGCAAACCTGTTAAACATGTTTAAAGGGGGTTGATATGAACGCTCTAGTTCTAATCGCACTGTACGCCGGATCCGCTTTTTTGATCGTTGGCTTTATAGTAACGCTGGAGATATTTTTAATTGCTTATGAAGATTCTAGGGGTGGAGAATGATGACTAACAAACAAGAGCAGACCAGCCGAGAGGCGTTTGAAGAGTTCCTATTGCCCGAGGGCTTCGCATTGATCTTAATGAATTTGGCGTTTATAGGGATAGACTTGTGCATAGATTATGGCAGACATGGCAATCCGCTACGCAATGGGCTGATAGATAGGCGCAAACCGTCCTATTGCTTGGTCGGTGAGTGTGGTTTTATAACCACTTAATTTGCGACTGGCGTTAGCCAGTCCGAAACATTTATTTGTTATGCTTTGGAGGGTAGACAATGATTAAGAAGTTACTAACAAGAGCAGGGCTTATTGTAATGATTCCGCTTCTGCCGATTGCGCTTTTAATAGATATTGCTATTGGCGACATTATGACGGGGGTTAAAACAACCATGAAGGCAAAAACGGTTGAACAATATAGGCTCTGGGTGAATTACTGGCAAGAGGCATAACAATAATAGACGCGGGCTTGTCCCGCGCATGAAGTGTTATGAAACAACAAGCAGGAGGTAAAAATGAGAATTAGCAAAAAACAACTGAAGCTAATCGTGCTGCTAGAGCGCAGTGGAGGCATGTTCCGCAACGAACTAAATGAGATGCAATACCCGAAGAGCCTTATAGATGCCCTGATAGATAAAGGGCTGGTTACTGAATTTAAAGGAAAACTCACAAGTTACACGGCGCGCTAATAATAATCAGGGGGATTAATGAACGATAGTAAGTTGTACAGTCAAGAAGCTGAGCAAAGCGTTCTCGGAGCTATCATGCTCGATGAGATAGCGTTTGATATTGTGACTGAGGTAGGACTTCAAGCCAGCCACTTTTACGGCGGGAATCACAAGCTAGTTTTTGAAGCAATTACGCACTTGTCAGAGAGTGCGCAGCCGACGGACGTTGTAACAGTCGCGGAACGGCTAGATGTTACAGGCAAGTTAGAAGCAGCAAGCGGGGCGGCTTACTTATCTCGCATGGTAGATATAACGCCGTCAATCGACAATGCCAAAGCCTACGCTGAAATCATCATAGATCGTTCGCGCAGGCGCTCGCTAGTGGCCCTCAGTGGCGATATTCGCGCGAAGATAGGCGAAGGTGCGGAGACTGAAGAGGTAAAGGACTACACGGCCACACAGTTGCAGAGAATGGATGACGACTGCAACACTGGCGACATTATCAGCGGTGACGACGCGCTCAGGCTTGCAATCGAGCGTCTAGATAGTAGGTTTAATTTTAAAGGCGATGATTGGACGTTTGGAATAGATCAACTTGATAAAATGCTAGTACCTGAACCAAGCCGCGTTATCGGGATTATCGGGGCGACAAGCTCGGGGAAATCCACGCTAGCCCAAACGGCAGCGGAAACCAGTTTGAACATGGGTATCCCTGTTTTTTACGCGACGATGGAAATGCCACCAGCGCAAATGATGAACCGCTTTATTTCATCCGCTGGCAATGTCAACCGTGACTTTCTAAGAGACCCGCGCGGATTTGCTCATCCAGACGAGCAGTGGCCACGATTGGCCGCCGGAACGCAAAAGCTAAAAGGCTTACCGCTCACTATCGACGGAGGCGCACGCCAGACAATTTCAACGCTAACTGCAAGAATTAAGGCGTGGGTGCGAAAGATGAAAGCGGAAGGCCACACGGAGCGGCTTTTGGTTGTTGTTGACCATGTTCACTTGATGAGTATTCCGGGTAAGGACATCGTCAATGAGCTGGGTAATATTTCCAAAGGCTTGAAGTTCCTAGCGCTAGAAACCGGAGTTTGTATTCTTCCACTATTTCAAGTAAACCGAGGCATAACAAACAGGCCAGACCGTAGGCCGATGAAGCATGACATTCGTGATTCTGGTAAAATTGAGGCCGACTTAGACGCTGTTATCGGTGTTTATCGTGATGAGATATACAACCCAGACACAGAGTATAAAGGCGTTGCTGAGGCTATCATAAGTAAGAGTCGAGACGGTGAGCTGGGAACGGCTTACATGAAAGACGACTTGCGTTTTAGTCGATTTGGAAACCTAAGCGATTCATTCCAGAACCAAAACTAGGCGCGTAATGTCCTACCAAAAAGCCCCAGCTTAGCTATAGTGGGGTTATCAACATAGGGGATTGATATGAACGAAGTAACAACATTTTCACCGCAAGCATTGCTTGAAAAAGCAATGAAGTCTAATGATATTGCGGTACTAGAACGAATCATTGATTTAAACGAGCGCATTGTAAACCGTAACGCACAATCTGAGTTTGTCGCGGCATTGTCTCGATTCCAGCGTGATTGTCCAGAAGTTAAAGCTCTGAAGCAGGGGCATAACTACAAGTACGCGCCACTGCAAGACATTATCGCTCAAGTTAAGGCGCTGCTAGTTGAGTGCGGCCTGTCTTATCGTTTTGAGCAAAGTCAGACAGAAAAGGAAATCACTGTAACCTGTTTGGTTACACATCTATCTGGGCACTCTGAAGCGACGACTGTATCAGCAATGCCAGACACGGCAGGTAGTAAAAACAGCGTGCAGGCGATTGGTTCCACGATTACTTACTTACGCCGGTATTCATTCACGGGCGCACTAGGCATTGTTACCGCTGATGTGGATTCTGATGCTCGTCTGGCTGGCCAAGCTACGCAGGAGTTCACCGACGCTCAAATGATTATGGATATTGAGGCACTAATTGAAGACACCGGTTCAGACCGTGCGAAAGTGTTGCAATGGGTTGGCACTTCGGTAGGCGCTGAGATAACAGCATTTAGCCAGCTTTACAAGAAAGACGGCCAGAAAGTCATCAAGCGTCTTAAAGACAAGGCGGCTAAGAATGTTTGAGTTAGATTTTGCGCAGGGTTCGCCTGAGTGGCTACGCTCTCGAATCGGGATTGTTTCCGCAAGCCGCTTTAAAGACGTTCTAACAGAACCTAAATCTAATGCTGACAAAGAGGCTGGTATTCTATCGGTAACGGCTGAGACTTACTTGTACGAGCTTGTAAGTATGATTTTAACCGATGAAGCTCCGAACTTCTCAAGTGCCGCGACTGACTGGGGGCATGAGAACGAACCTTTAGCACGGCTTGAATACAGCATGATGACTGATAACAATGTCGAAGAGGCTGGAATCTTCTTCCACGACAACCGCAAAGCAGGCGCAAGCCCAGACGGATTGGTTGATGATGACGGCATGATTGAGGTTAAGTGCCCATTCAATACCGTGAACCATGTTCGTACTGTTGTTGCTGGTGATATGCCGAAGGAGCATATGCCGCAGGTTCAGGGTAATTTGTGGATTAATGGCCGTGAGTGGTGCGACTTCATAAGCTTTGACCCGCGTATCGAAGGTGATGGGCGCTTGTTTATCAAACGCATATACCGCGATGAAACTTATATCAAAAACATAGAGCGCCGCGTGTTGGCGTTTATTCAAAAGCTTGACTTTGTATTGCTGGAATCGTTCAGCATTGCATGGGAAGGCGTAAATAAGGAGGCCAACTAATGGCACATACAATCACTGGGAAACTAAACAAGCCAGCTAATCAATTCCAAGCTGGCGAATCACTGGGCTTTAACGTGCGGTTAGGCGTTAAATATTACGACCGCAAGACAAATCAGGATGAGTGGACAAATTACAGCGCGGTTATCTTCTCGAAGAACGCTAACCAGATTGGATACTTGCAACAGGTTTTAGTTGAAGGCGCCGTAGTATCGGTAAGTGGTGAGTCTATCAAAGTCGATCAGTACGAAGGTCAAAACGGATCGTCTATAACTCTTGAGTTACAGAACGCACGACTAGAGTATGCCTACAATCCGCAAGGGCAGGCTAATGCTCAACCTCCGCAGGCTTACCAGCAACCGCAACAGCAGGCACCGCAATACCAGCAGCCGCCACAAGGCTATGCGCCACAACAGCAGGTTCAGCAAGGCGCATACAACCAACAACAGCCGGTTCCGCCGGGCCATCGTCGATAGTGTCTGACCTACTAACCCGCGCTGAGAAATTCGGCGCGATTAAACCAACAGAGTGCGCTTGTGACCACCAGTTAATGGGCACAGGCGCAATATTCTTCCAGTCGGTCGGTTTGCTCAAGTGCGCAAACTGTCTAGGCTGGCAGCTAATAAGGAAACCTATCGAATGAATACGGATGATTTAATTAAGGCGATTGAAGCATGGGCGAAGATGCGAGAGCTTGATAATGGAGACTCAGCGCGTCAAATGCTCAAGACGGTTGAAGAAGTAGGTGAGGTTGCTTCAGCGCTAGCTAAAGGCCAGCGTGACGAGCTACAGGACGGGATTGGTGACGTTGTTGTTACTCTAATCATATTAGCTATGCAAAACGGCATGACGCTGAATGAGTGTTTGCTTGCGGCATGGCTTGAGATTAAAGACCGTAAAGGCAAAACGGTGGATGGTGTTTTCATTAAGTCTGAAGACCTATGACAAAGAGTTTGCGCGCCGCAGGTCGCACAGAATGAAGTGTTATTGGCGCTAAGTGTCCTACCCGCCAAGGAAGGCACGGTATAGACTATAAAAAAAATGAGGAAATGAGATGAACAATGAGATGAACAACGTATTTGATTTTAACGCACTACTGAAGAAAGCGAACGAGCGGGATGACTTTCCAATGCCGGGATTAGAGCGACGAAACTTAGACGCAGCGATGAATCAATGCAGCCGCGTTGATACCTTAATAGGCATGGCTTGCGATGACTTAGATTTAATGTCAGACATCATCGAATTGGCTTTTGATTCAAGCAAAGAGAAAGCGCGTGAGTTTGACGCCGGAATCGCTGAGCATATCAAAGCCAACCCTGATGGACGGATAGCGCAGGTTCTTAAAGCAGCGCTTCAGGATTATGTTTAACCCCTTGCTTTATGGCTGAGAAGCGACAGCGCAGCAGTCCTAGCGAGGAACGAGCGATAACAGCAATTTGTTAGGTATTGAATATGGCAATTATTTATCAAATTAAACAGCACGTAGAAACAATAAACAAAGGTTGGCTTGAGGTCGTTGCAACAGAAGAGATCGAGCGAATTGCAAAGCTCACATATGAGCGGTTGTGTGCAGAATATCCAGATGAATATTTTGAACTAATAAAATCGGAGTCCACAAATTCTTGCATGGCATTCACAACCAAACAAGATACCTAACAAGAATGGACGCGGGCGGAACGTCCCGCGCTCTGAAGTGTTATTAAGGGGTGAAGCATGAGCTACAACAGAGACAGCGATGAGGCGCTAGGCAAGAGCTTGGCAGTGAGTAATAACGCAAAAGAGCAGCTATCTATGTGCTGCCAGACATTGTGCGATAAATCAGTCGTAGAGCGGTACATAGCGAGTTTAGAGCTAGAAATACGAAACCAGCGTAAACAGATAGAGCTATTACAGCTTGAGATCAAAGCGCAGGATAAGCGAAACGGCGTTCTCTGGAATTAATCAGGCGCAAGGGGTGAGTATGGAATTACTTATAAACAGCGACCAGAGTTTGCAGGAAGCAATACAAGAGCTTACGGCGGCCTATGAGGCCGATAGATACCTAAAGGTTAAGGTAAGCACTGGCAAGCAGCGCACGCTCACTCAGAACGGCGCTTTGCATTTGTACTGCCGGATGGTATCGGATGCAATGAACGATGCAGGCATAGAGCAGCAAGTATTCTTCAAGCCCGGTTTTCAGGTTCAATGGAACGAACGCACGGTGAAAGACAACATCTGGCGACCGGTGCAGCTTGCTATAACTGATCAAGAAAGCACTACTAAGCCGAAGCGAGAGCATTACTCGCTCATATATGAACACATAAACAGAAAGCTATCAGAGCACGGCATACATGTACCTTGGCCGTCTAGGGGGTTGGAATGAGTAATAAAGAAAAGTTGAAGCCGTGTCCGTTTTGCGGTGGCGAACCAAAAATAAAAAGAAGTCGAGGCAATGAATATGCGGGCTACGCTGAAGCTGTATCGGTGAGCTGTTGTGTGTATATGTGCTGCAATGACAAGATGGATTCTAGCGGCAATCCCATTGAAAATGACGCATACAATAGGGTTATAGAGCGATGGAATAAAAGAGCATGAATAGGCGTAGAAAGTTTGGAGAGCTTGTTAGTGTCGATGGTGCTATTCGGGCTGTTATTGTTAGATTAAACCCTAGTTTAGATGGGGCAGATAAGCGCCCATGCTTTGCTTGTGATGATTGCGACTGCGAGGAGTTCGATAACTTACTGACTGAAAACGGTGAATTCATTTATCACATCAGTGAATGCAGGATGAGCGATTAATGACAACAAAACTACAAGAAGAGCGACTATCTGAGATAGTAAAGAATAGCCGCCAGCAGCGGTCAGTCAGTTATCTGAGTCTGGCATAATTAAATAAAACTCGGCCGTGTTGTGATTACGGATAAGTATTAGCTAGAGATAGAGGGTAACGAATGAAGAAAAGAAAACAGAACAACATGAACAAGCGTTTTTCACAGGTTGCCAGAGGTGCAATCAAAGATTTGGCGATTTGTTTTGTGGAAACCAATCCAAAAGCACAGGTTGTCAGTCTGAAACATAAGGCAAAAGTCAGACCATCCGAAGCCATGATCCGTGCGTTTACCTCCGTTCCGTACAAGTGGACTATATATCTTTCAGTAATAGGAAAGGACTGGGCTGGTAATCTCTACACGAAGTCGCTTGAGGTTGAGACGGGTGTGCCATGCTTGCAGGATACTCTAGCTGAACAATTGTGGCCAATTCATAACGAGTTGCGTGATGGAATGCCGGAGCGCGACTATATATGTAGGGCATGGATTGCCAGTCCTCACGGGTATTCGTTCGATGAGGCAGAAGCTATGGAGTATTTCGATATGATCGGCGTTGCGGAGCGTGATGCGGCATGACCACAACACTACAAAAAGAACTGCTATTTGAGATTGCAAAGTACACTCAGACACCGACTAAGACACGCAGAGGCTTTAGCGCAGAATGGAACAAGACGCTGGTAAAGCAGCTCATTGCGCTAGACCTGGTGACTGTAAAATTTGGCAGTGTAGTTCTGACTGAAAAGGGGTGGCAGGAAATTGGCAAATAGCAAAAAGCGATGCAAGCACTGTAAAAGCTACTTTGAAGCTGAATCAATGGTAGTGGTGCCCGCTGGAACCTTCTGTACTTACGAACACGCTACGGAGTGGGTTAAGACAAAGGCTGGTAAGGCAAGCGAAGAAAAGGTTCGTAAGTCTAGTAATATTGAGGCGAAAAAAGCAATAGTGCCAAGGTCTAAGTTGTTATCTAGATTGCAAACACTTGTAAACCAATGGATTGTTCATGTTAGAGATAAGTATGAGCCATGCTGCACATGTGGAGAATTAAAGGAAAGCATAAAGTATGATGCTGGCCATATGATTAGTCGCGGGGCGTCACCAGCTCTTAGGTTTGAGTTAACCAATATACATAAGCAGTGTTCAGTAAAGTGCAATATTTACGGATCAGGCAAAAGAAAAGAGTATGAGTTATTTATTGTAAGTAAATACGGAAAAGATCATCTTGATTGGCTTAATGGTCCTCACCCATCTCTTAAGGAGAAGTTTCCTGACAATGAATCAATAAAAAAAGAAATTACATTGTATAGGAAGATACTAAGAGATGCTGGCTTAAGGCCTAATTTGTAGTATCATTATCTTGTGCCTAGGCTTAGCGGCTGAATCTGGACTTCAATCACCCAGCGGCACTACATATTAGATTGATAGCCGATAATTGTGAGGTTTCTATGAATTGCAAAATAAATAACTGTAAAAATAAAATAATGTACAAAAAGGCACAGCTTTGCCAAAAGCACTATTTTAGATTTATGAGATACGGGACATATGATTTAACACGAATAGGAAAAGGGCGTGATAAGTTTATAACGCCCAATGGGTATGTAAAAATACTAGCATTTGGCCATGTGCTTGCTGATAAAAATAATTACGCATTTGAGCACCGGATAGTATTTTACAAAAAAAATCAAGATAAGGAATTGTGCTGCGAGTTTTGCGGGAAGTATTGGGATTGGAGGTCGCATAAGGATCACGTTGATCATATTGATAACAATCCACAAAATAATCATATTACAAATCTTAGAGCGCTTTGCAATGCGTGCAATACTAGAAGGTCAAGAAAGCCGCCTCACACCGATAATGGAAATTTCCCAATAGAGTTTAACGGCGAGGTTATGACTGCTGAAGAATGGAGTAGAGATGAAAGGGTTTTTGTATCTGGAGCCTGTATAAGACAAAGAAAATCAAGGGGGCTTAGTGATTTTGATGCTCTTTTTATGAAAAAGAAGACTCATAACAGAGCAACGGCAACGGGATGAAATTCGACGGCAGGGAGTCGCTCTACACTTTGTTTATGATTCGAGAGTTTGGCGAAGAGTTCGTAATACACATGCAAGACGTTAAGAAAACAACGGTTAAACGAAACACTAACGACTATGATGATTTCATCAAGACGGCTAAAGCTGAAGTTGCGAAACATAAAAAGAGGCTAGGGATATGAAAGAGAAAGACTTTAGCAATCCGGTTGAAGTTGCGATATTTATTGCGCATTACAATGAATGGCGTCGTGGTGGCGATATTGAGCATCCACACCCGAAAGAGCTAGGTCTAGCGCTAGATGCGGCGGTTGTTCATTTGCTAAAGATTAAAGATTTGAATGTTGGCGCATAACTTCCTACAAATAATTTAAAATAATTCTTGTATTCTTTAAATAGTTGGGTATAATGATTACATCAACTAGAGAAACGGAGCAACAAAAATGGAAAACTTAGAAATCGGCAAAGAATACAATGTTAACGGAAAAGCAATGACTCTTAGGTGGGTACGGTATGAGCATAGTTACTCAGAATTGCATTACCATTTTAGTGATGGATTTTTCTCTAGCGGCCTGCGTGAATCTGAGCTGAAAAGGTTTGTAAAGTGACCCCGTCCCAGCAAGCAAAAAGCGTAGGGCTGAAAAGCCTTACGCAGGTTAGCCAGATAACAGGCGTATCACTAAACACGCTCACAAACTGGCACCGAGATAAACCTGAACTATTTAGAATTGTTCTTCTTGGCTGTGTTACCGATATTGGCGCATAGTGTCCTACACAAATAAAACAGGTCAGGTATAGTTAATACATAAAGTAAACGAAGCAAACAAAGCCAAGGAATAAAAAAATGACTAAATCAGAGCTACAAGCAAGAGTCGATGCCGCTACTAAGAATATTGATCTTAGCGACTTGGAAGAGTATGGCGTTGAGCTAGTTAAGGATAATAGCGTTGAGGAATACTGGGCAAATTCAGCTTCTCAGTCTTACGTCAACTCGGTTGAGCGAGGTAGTGTTCGCACTGTAAAACTAGGTTAGTAGCCGACCCGTCGCGGTGTAGTTTTAACCGCGGGGACATGCGCCCGTAGCTCAACTGGACAGAGCATCGGTCTTCTACACCGAGGGTTGCAGGTTCGACTCCTGCCGGGTGCGCCAATTTAGTGTATTAGAAATAAGAATTCGGGCTAACGCCCTCAAGAATTGCGCCAGCGCCCTGATGATTCGGGTATCGTTAACGGTGGAACTTTAACTAGCTGGCGCAAACTAATTTCATCTAGCAGTACAAACTAGATGAAAAAAACTGATGAAGGAGTGGTAGGAAATGAGCGATTTAAAATCTACAAAGTCATGGCACAGTCGAGGTAATGTTGATTATTCTGTATTGCATGAAGCTGAAGCTTACGAGGCTTAAAGAACACCCTCTAACCGGAGGTGATTGACTAAGCGCAGTTAGTCGAGCGCATTGCCTAAGCCGCTGGGAAGCGTGATGGGGCACCACTAACGCGCAGTACGTGAGCCGAAGGTCTAACGCTACGCTGTGTTATTGATAATAGAAAGCAAAGTTGTATAATGGTCAGGCACTGTGGCGGTGCGAGTAGTTATAAGGCAGTCTTTGGCGTAGATTAAACCCGCCACGGTGTGTCGAAGATTGCACTTATAACTATTCAACCCTCCTCAATGCCTTGGGTATCGGGCAAACCAACGGGCACCAAGTCAAAAACGCTGTAGAACGATTGTTACCGCTCCAGACTGTAACTCCGAAAGGTGCCAGTCATACAGGTCGGATGCCTAATATCTGAACTGCGTACAAGATGGGGAGTGGACAGACCTTAGCTAGTAGTGGTCTGGGCATAAACAGGTGGTAAGGTGGCTTTCCCTGATTTTTAGGGCTGAGATAGGTTCCGGCAAGAACAGAAACTGTATCCTGATAAGTGTAGCAATTGGAATCAGCTAGTTAAGAAGATTTAATAAATGGGACGGCGTTCTAAGTATAGGCCACCAACCCCATCTAATGACCACTATTGCCTAAATTTCACTCAATGGTACAATCTAGTAAAACGAGGGTGGTTTATGAAATCAATACTTGCAACTGCTATCAAAGCTGGACTGATGTACATGATTCGCAATTATGCCGCATCTATCGTATTCGACATGATTGTAGAGCAGGCTGAAAAGCTCTCACGGCGCACTGACACTGAAATCGACGACAAAGCCGTGGCTATGCTGAAAAGCGATAAAAGCGACTTTATTGCAGCTATTAAGGGTAGAATCTGATGAAAAACAAAGCGAAAGCAACAAGTTACAAGCCAAAGAAGCCAAAGAAGAAATCAAACAAAGTTGCAGGCGGCTTTGACTCTAATATCACTAAGCGTCGGAAGGTCGCATGATTTTATTCTTTGCAGTAATTGCGTTAGTTATATTCATCCTAACATCAAAGCGCCTAGCGCTCGTTTCTTCGATAGCGTTCTTTATTGCGCAGTTCATATCTACTCGCAGTGTAGAGACGTTCAGTTATGAAGCTGCTGTAATTAGCATGATGATTCTTAACTTGTCTGTATTTTCCATTGCTGTCATTGAGTACAGAAAGCACCACACAGACCTATCTCGCTCTCTTATGTGGCTTTATCTTGGATTTCTCGCTGTTACCGGCTCTTATGCATTTTACACTACTGCCGAGCAAGGCTATATTTTAGTAGGGATGTCTATTGTAGAATTGATACTCCTAGCTTCACTGGACGGATGCCGCAGTGTATGGACTGATTTTAGACTCACTGCTGATACTATTCGTAACGGGAGTTATCGCCAGCGCCGTCATTCACACCGCGAGGGCTGAGCGTGATAGACGAAAGGTATCAAACAAGCAACGCAATGATCATTCTAGGAGTGGTCGGGACGTGGATAATTGAAAACCCTACCGAATTTGTAACAATGGCGGTAGCGGTAGGCGGTTTCGTGATTATGCTGGCGAAGTATCTTGAGGAGCGAGTTCAGCGAAACGAGAAACACAGGTTAGACATACGGCGAAAGAAGTTAGAAATCGAGAAGCTAGAAAACCCGGACTAAGCCGGGTTTTTTTATTCTTTCTGTTGTTTATTCTTTTTTTAATTCGCTCACTTGCCGCCTTGGCTTCTTCGCCGTAGCTTGGTAATGACATTTTTTCCTTGTGTAGTTTTTCCTTTTCTTCTGGCGTCATAAAGTAATGCTCACCACAACTGGCGAACATTACATAAAAACTTGCATCATCAAAGTTGTAGCCGCTCATAATTAAGCGGCAAGAATGGCGACATCTAACTCATCAAGGAATGAGTCGAACAATTCAGATTCCATGCGATCTTCTAGGCTATCAAACAACCAACCGTAAACAGTGCGCTCCGCATCACTTAGTTTTTTTGAGGCCATAGAACGCATTTGGTCTTTAATCTCTTCGGTAGTTAGTTTGTTGATTAGGTCTTTATGGCTCATGGTTATTCTCTCTCTAGTTATCGCTTCGGTTCATTCCTTAGCTGATGTAATCATTATAGGTGTGTTGACTGGGTAGTGGTAGGACACAACGGGCCAACATCAATAAGGTTTGAAATGTTTATATTGGCGCGAACCGTCCTACCAGTCTAAGGCATGTTGGCTATAATGGATTTATCAACTACGAGAGAGGGACAGAACAATGACACAGAACATGCCTTACCAAGTTTTCAAGACCGCCATTGCGAATAAGCTGATAGATGAAGGAATCTATGATCGTATCTGGTTTGAGTCGCAGGAGTCTCGCCTTAGTATGTTCTGGAATGCCGGAGAGACACCAGATAGCGCCTATCAAGTCATTGGTGAGATTGCCAATGCTAAGTTTTCACCACACGTTTACCGTGAAACAACATTTGCAAGCCTCGCAGCTTGTGGTTGTGAATTTCAGCGCGTCTAGTTTTCACTCTTAGCATTTTCAAAATAGCGACATAATTGCCCGCCTTGCGCGGGTTTTTGTATATTCAAACATGGCGCGAATTGGTGTATATTTGTACTGAAATTGCAAATATAACGGGAAAATAACGGGAATGGCAGAATTTACACCAGAAAACCAACCCAAGAAACGCAGACCGCGCGGTAAGTCGCAGCGTACACTTCTACAGGAGTCTTTGGAGCGTCTTGGAACCTCAGAGTCCAGTTTCTACGATACGATGATTATGGCGGCTCTAGGGCTTACTGAAGATGAGTCAATATTAAAATTGCAGTCGTTCGCATTCCCTGAAGTAGTTAAGCGACTTTATCCTATTCCAAAGCAAGTAGCGCCTACAGTCGAGTTTGATTACCCTAAAGACGGAACGCTAACAGAGAAGGCTAGCGCGATTGAGGTGGCTATTTCTGACGGCATTATCCCTCCCGATGTCGGTGTAAACCTAATATCTGTATTAGCGCACGTTGCTAAGATTGAAGAGGTCACGGAGATTAGAGAGCGCTTAGATAGGTTGGAAGAGCTACTAAAGAATAATGGCTGATAATGTCCTAACTTGATTTTCAGGTATGGGGTAGGATTAAAGCCCACATAAGGGGATTTGATATGAGACTGCAAAACATAATCGACAGTATTGAACCTGCTGTAATCGCAAGGATAGAGGTTGGTGATGACCAGAATAAGCAGAGACTTTAATTTTATTCCGAGCGCATATAAAAACTCTAGAATGTGCGTTACGGGAAGCTTTGATAAAGAAGGTCGTCGATACAAAGACAATAGGATGATGTGGATTGACGTTAAGGGAGGAAAGGATTTAACGGTCGGCTCCAAGTTTACTATTGATGGTTTGACCGGGTGTATTGTCGATTTCGTAGACTTGCGGAAAATCGACACAAGACAACCGATGATATTTACAGTCTTGGAGGTTGGAGGTTGGTTTAAAAATAGAGTAATGATATCCCCGGCAATTATTAACCAAGGTCGCTATCAAAATTGCTTTGGTAAAGCCGAAAAAGGAGCGGAATTGAGAGTGATTAATGGGTAGTGCGATGTCTAACCGGCTGGATGATCTTGAGATTCTAGCCGCAACCCTATCTGGTAGTCTCAAGCCTGCCGTTTATGGTGTCATTGACAGGGTTGATAAGATAGACGGCGAGCTAGTGCCTAACGTACTAAGATGCTGGAAGGGCAAGATTGGCGAAATGGTTCCGACTAATGAAGAGCCTGATGTTCTTCTGGTTGAGAAGCTGGAGCCGCTGATACTGAAGCACAAGAAGTATAAATGCCTATTTGGCGGTCGTGGCGGCATGAAGACGCGCTTTGCCCAAAATGTAATGGTTAGCCAAGTATCATCCACAGGCTGTAAGGCATACGCGCTTAGGGAGCGAATGACAGCGCTAAAGGAATCTATCTATTCCGGTATTGAAACAACTATCAAGAAAATGAACGTAGGAGGATTTCTGCCGGTTCCATCCCGTTGGGAGATACGCCATTCATCAAAAGGTAAATTCGTGTTTGGTGGTATGCAAAATATCATCGACATGAAAGGAACTTCAGACTTTAAATACTTTTTGATGGAAGAGTCAGAGAAAACCAGTCAGAACACTATCGACACGTTAGGCCCAACTCTTAGGGATGTGCAAGGCGCTGAACTCTGGTATCTATGGAATACAGCAAGCTCTGAAGACCCGATGTCAAAAGAATTCATTACGCCGTATCAAGCAGCTTTAGATCGAGATGGATTCTATGAAGATGAATACCACTATATCGTTAAACTAACGTACAAAGACAATCCTTGGTTTGAGCATGATGAATCACTTCAGGCTGAAATAAGCAAAGACCGTGAAAAGGTTAAAAAGCGCATTATGAGCAAAGCAAGGTTTAACGGTATCTGGAACGGTGACTTTAACGACAATTGCGCCACTTCGATTATTCAGGAAGACTGGTTCGAGGCGTGCATTGATGCTCATAAGAAGCTGGGCTTTGAAGGTCGAGGTTTAAGTGTTGCTACTGCCGATCCTTCTGATGTTGGCTCTGACCCGTTCGGGTTTAGTATTCGCACCGGAGTTGTATTTAGTCACATTCAAGAGATTGATGGCGAGAATGGCAACCGGAAAATGGATGAAGCTTGTAAGCTGGCAGTTTTAAATCAGGTTGATTCATTCGGATATGATGCAGACGGACTAGGCGCAACGCTTCGAGATAACGTATCAGCGGCATTCAATGGTAAGAATGTAAAGATAAACGCATACAAAGGTTCTGAGTCGCCACACAATCCAGATGGCGAGTTTAAGTCTCAAGTATCAAACCTGAACAACAATGCCAAGCGCCTATTGATTAAAGACGTACTGAAGAACAAGAAAGCTCAGAACATCACCGAGTTTGCCGACCGTGTTTACAGAACGTATGAGGCCGTGGTAGAGGGTAAGTATTACGACCCTGAAACATTGGTGAGCTTCGATTCTGAAACGATAGAGCCGCGCATGATGCAAAAGCTGAAAGCTGAGGCGTGCAAGGTGCCTGTCAAGTCTGGCCCTACGGTTCAATTTTACACAAAGCCGGAAATGAGGAAGGGCGTCACAATGCCTGACGGAAAGCGAATGGTAATACCGTCGCCAAACCTTTTTGATTCGGTTATAATTTCATTTGACAATGATTGTAATATCATTCATAGGGAAGAAAAGCCGCTAGATTCGGTTTATGTAAATCCCGTGAACTATTGGTGAGATAATGAGAGCAGCTACAGAAACGCTAACAGATTTCCGAAAGGCTTACTCAGCGGAGTATGACCTACGTCAGCAAGTTATAGCTGATTTAGAGTTTGCGCTCATTCCTGGTATGCAGTGGGCTGGATCGGACGCTAAACAATGGGCAAATAAACCGAAGCCAGAAAACAACAAACTCTTTAAAAATATCATGGCGATCGTCGGACGATTCCAAGAAGCTGAATTTGGCGCGCGTATTTCAAGCGCAAGCGATGAGGCTACTGATGATGATGCTGAGACGCTGCAAAAGTTATGGCGCAACGACTTCAATGGCTCTGATGGCGCAGATGCTATCAATAAAGCGTTTGAGGAAGCCGCCTTCGGTGGATTCGGTGCGTACAAAGAGGTAGCGAAGTACGAAGATGAAGAAGACCCACAAGATGACCAGCAATACCTATCCTTTGAAATGATTGGATCGGCTGCGTCTAGCGTGTTTTTCAATGCTGGTGCCTTGCGTCGTGACAAGACGGACGCAACTCAGGGATGGCACTTGCAGCGAGTTAATCGTGAGAAGACAGAGGAAGAATACGGTGTTGATTTTAGTTCGTTTCCGGCTGGAACAATAACCAACGGTGACTTTTCTTGGATTTGCGGCGATGGTGGCCGCGATGTCTATATTGCCCACTACTATGAGTTGGTCAGTAAAACCATTGTCGAATACTCGGTTTACGATGCCGAGGGCGGTACTTTCTTAATCACCAAAGATGGTCGAAAATACATTGGGCCAGATGGTGAGCGAATCGAAAAGGAAGACGTAGACCTAATACTCGAAGTAAACGAATACGACGAAAAGCGCCGTAAAGTTAAGTTTGTCGAATACGCGATTATGTCAGGTGATAAGTATCTGACCAAGCCAGCCAAGCTACCGTTTAAGAATATCCCGCTGATTCCGATGTACGGATACCATCACGAGATTAATGGCATTGAGTTCTACTGTGGTGAGGTTTGCCGCCAGCGAGATTCCCAACGGTTCTTGAATATGGGTTTTGGCGCACTGATGGAAATCTTATCAGAGCCGCAAGTGGCTAAGCCTGAGTATCTGCCAGAGCAAATGCAACGACACGGACAAGCAAGGGCCGAGCAATCAGTAATAAACCGCCCATTCTTATTAAGCGATCCTGTAAGAGACTCCAACGGTAATATCTTTCATGTTGGCCCAATTGGTCGGTACGAGCCACCAGAGGCGCGCTCAGGGCTTGTGACGAGCTTACAGTTCTTATCTGAGAACATTCAAGAACAGTCGGCAAACGGTCAAGCAACACTCCCTAGCAACTCTAGTGCTTCTGCAATTCAGCAAGTAAACGAGCGTACTGATGATGCGTTCCTACCGTTAATGACCTCTGCCTCAAGCTCTATTCGTGTTGCGTGTCGAACTTGGATACCAGCAGCGCAGCAGCTTTACTTTACTAATCCCCGCAAACGTCGCGGCATGGAAGAAGACGGCAACTACGTTCAGATTGAAACAATGGTTCCGTCATACGATAAGCAACGCGATGTGTACGGCGCAACAAAGAACACGGCTCGTGGGCGCTATGATGTGTCTATCAAACAAGGTGAGAGTTACAGAACAAAGAAAGATGCTGAAAGAAGCGCAGCAATTGAAATCTTACAATACGCTGACTCTGGCACTCCATTGGGGCAGATGGCGCTACTAAGCGCAATCACTAACACCACTGGCGAAGGTATGCAGGATATGCGTACTCTGGCACGTATTCAGCAAGTGCAGTCTCTAGTTCAGCAGGCGCTACCATTGCTTATGAATGGATACCCACCTGAAAAGCTAGGTATTCGCTCCGAGGAAGAGCTAGCAATTATGCAAATCACTATTCAGCAAGCTATGCAGGCTCAACAGCAGCAGAACCCGCAATTGCAGGCGCTAGCTATGGAGGGTCAGGCCAGAATAATGGAAGGTCAGGCGGCGATGGTCGATAAGCAAGTTGATATGTTCAATGCTGAAACTAAGCGCTTCGAGGCAATCCAGAAAGCGCAGAAGCTAGGGATGGACGCCAATAAGACTATGGCTGATATTGAAGGCCAGCAAATCAAGAATGCTACAGACCTAGCAAAACTAACTTCTGGAATGGTTTATCAGTAACCTAACCAGCCAATAAGAAGACCGGCCATGTGCCGGTTTTTTCGTTTATAGACAAAAGTTGCACTTGTCAATGATA